GTCTGATAGTAGGTCTTATGTTAACTGCGCTAAGTGCTGAGAACTAAGCACATAGACGCAGTGGTGCTAAGCCTCTAGCACTAACGTCTAGCGACGAAGGAGCGGGTACGGGGGGTAGGGGGGGCACGCGGCGGACGACCCCGCCGGGGGACCCAGGGGGCTCTGGCCTAGGCGACGGTGGTCAGAGGAGCGACGGGGCCTCTGAGCACAGATGAGCGAGTAGGCGTTGAGCGTGAGCCTTAGCTGGGGTGTTCAGTGGGACTGAACGGGTGAGATGAACAGTGAAGCACGGGCGGTTTCTGCTGGAGGCGCTGGTGGGGGCGGTGGTGGAAGTGCTGGTGGGGCTGTGGCTGGTGCGGCGGGGGTGGTGAGATGCCGTTCGTGAGTCAACAGCAACGACGGTTCCTCTACGCGAAGCACCCGGACATCGCGAAGCGGTGGGAAGCGGAGACGCCGGCGAAGCTGCCCGAGCACGTCGTGACGCCGAAGGCCGAGTCCGTGCGGCGGGAAGTGGTGCAGCAGTTGCGGCATGGCGGTTGACCTCCAGACGGCGACGATTGCGACCCCGCACGAGACGGCCCGGTGTTGTTGGTGTGCGAGTCCCCTCGTCGTGGCGGACGTCGCCGGGTTGCGCGCGTGGCTATGTCCGAGAGATTACGACCGGCAGATTGCCCTGGCGCTCGTCACCGAACGCAAGGGCGTGCGGACGTATCACGACATTCCGCTCCCGTCGCAGTGTCTGCTCGACACCGCGCCCGAGCGGTACGTGCTGTGGGGCGGGCAGGCGGGGCCGGGCAAGTCCCACGGCGTGCGGAAGTTTCTCTACCGGCGATCGCTGCGCGTGCCGGGGCATGAAGCGTTACTCTTACGCGAGAACTGGGACCAGCTCGACGTGACCCATCTGCGGAAGATGGAGCACGAAGTGCCCGCCCTCGGCGGCCGGTTCTTCAAGAGTGACCGGAAAGCGGTCTTCGGCAAAGGGTCGGACGAAGCCATCATCGACTGCGGCCACATGGCCGAGGAAGGCGCCGTCACGCGCTATCTCTCGACGGAATACGGGGCGATTGTGCCCGACGAAGCGAGCCTCTATCCGGTGAGCCCGGACGGCACGACGCCGCTCGCGGAGTTGTCGACGCGCGCCCGCAAGGTCTATACGGACCGTCAGGGCAATAGAGTGCCCCCGAAGTTCATTCCGGTGACCAACCCCGGCGGCCCGAGTCAGGACTGGCTGCGGCAGATGTTCATCCGCAAGGAACCCGATTTCGAGCTATACCCGCAACTGCGGAGTAAGTACCACCCCGAGGAGTGGGCGTACCTGCCCGCCCGGCTCGATGACAACCCCTACATGGACCCCGCCTATGCGGACAGCCTCGCCGTCTTGCGCGGCTGGCGCTATCAGCAGATGCGGCTCGGGGACTGGGACGTCTTTCCCGGCCAGTTCTTCGAGGAGTGGGACCCGAGCGTCCATGTGCGCGACGTGGCCGTGGACCCGCGGCGGATCGACCACTTCGTCAGCATGGACTGGGGCCATGCCGCTCCTGGGTGTTTCCTCTGGTGGGCGTGTCTCCCCGATGGGCGCTACCATGTGACGCATGAGTGGAAGTTCCACCGGCTCGCGGACCAGGATATTGCGGCTGGATTCCATGCTCGAAACCAGACGTTCGGGATCGCCCGTCCCCGATATGTCGTCGTTGACCCCAGCCTTGGCAACAAGGATGGCCGCGGCGATTCACGTCATGGACAATCGCGGGCTGAGACGTTTCGACGATTGGGCCTCAATATTCGCTTGGGCGACAACGATCGCCCCGCAGGCTGGGCTCGCGTGCGCGCGTTACTCCGCAGTGACGCCGCCGCGCCGCCGGTCCTCACCGTCGCGCCGGAATGCACGTACCTGATTCGCTCGCTCCCGGCGCAGAAGTCCGACCCGCACGACCTCGAAGACATCGACACCGGCGGCGATGACCATGCCGCCGACACCCTGCGCTACGGTGCCATGTCCCGGCCGGCGCCCACGCATCGCTATCACGAACCACAGCGTCTCCATCCCTTCTTAGAAGAAGCGTTGGCCGGCTCGCGGTCGACCGAACTGCTCGGCAGTGAGAGCGTGAGGCGCACGGCATGACGGCCAACGATCTCCGTACTGTCATCAATGAGACGTTTACCCGTGCGCGCATCGCACAAATCGCCCCGCCTGAGACGATCGAGGTCGATCGCGAGACGTATGAGGCGTGCCGTGAGGCGATCGTCGCAAATCTTGTCTCCCTCGATCAGCCGCCCTTTCCGTTCGTGGGGCCGCATGGCGGGCTGAAGTTCAAAGGCGTGGAAGTGCTGGTGCGCCGATGATGCCGCTGCCCCCCGCCCCCGCGCCGCAACTGCCGCCCCCCGCGCCCACGGCCCCGCCGCCGCCGAAGAAGGACGCGCCGATCCGTCTGAAGCCTGACGAAGCCTCCGCATGGCGCCGCCGCATCAAGGCCGCGCTGGACGCGACCAAGCCGGCGCTCGACGAGGGCAAGAAGAACATCGAGCGCTACCACGCGCAGCACCTCGGCGTCGTCAGCGACAAGACCGTCGCGGTGCCGAGTGACTTCTATTACATCGAGCAGAAGAAGCCGCAGTTGTTCTACCGCCTGCCCGACGTCTACCTCAAGGCGCTCCAGCCCGGGCTCGAAGATGGCGGCATCGTCTTCCAGGCCGCGCTCAACAGCAAACTCGGGCCGAGCGGGATCAACATCCTGCCCAAAGTGCAGGAAGTGCTGTTCGACGTGATCTGCGCGGTCGGCTTCTGGGCGCTCAAGGTCGGCTACGAACCGATCATCGACGGCACGAAGCCCTTCGAGGTGTCGCCCGCGAGCCTGGACCCGCTCACCGGCGCCCCCGTGGAGGCGGTCGTCGAGGACGTCCCGAACATCATCGCCTCCCGCTACTTCATCGAGCGCGGCGCCCCCGGCGATCTGATCGTCCCGGCCGATTTCACCGGCAGCGATTTTGACGACGCGGCGTTCCTCGGCCTGCGCTTCCGGGAGGATCTCCCTGACGGCGAGACGGAAGGCAAAACGTCGAGCGAGGACGACGAGCGCCGCCTCACCCCGCTCACCGATGCCGCGCGCACCGCGCGCCGCCATCAACGCATCGGCACGGAGCTGTTCTGTAAGGCGCGCACGTTCGGGTGGGCGAAACACCCTGACGCGATCTGGACGTTCACCCTCTACGACGACGACCCCGAGAGCGTGCCGGTCGAGGTCAAGCCGTGCCCGTACCAGAAGGTCGACCCGCAGACCGGGAAGTACACCGGCATGGTCGGCTTCCCGATTGTCCCGCTCACCACCCGCTACGTCTCCGATACCTGGATGGCGCGCAGTGACGGCTCGATGGCGCGGAACTCCGCCGATGAACTCTCGACCGGCCGCACGCAGATGATCCAGTACCGCGACCGCAACATGCCGCAGTGGGGGTATGACGCGACGCGCGTCGATCCCGACGTGCAGGCCAAGATCGCGCGGAACGAGAACATGGCGGGCATCGGCTTCAGCGGCCCCGGCGCCGATGCGACGTGGCCGATTGTCAAAGGCCAACTCTCCCGCGAAAACTTCTCGTTCAACGACTACATCCAGCAGGACCTCAATCGCATCTGGGGCATCACCGACCAGGGCACCAGCGGCCGGGCCGAGTCGGCGCGCACGGCGACCGAGATTCAGACGTCGGAGGCGTCGAGCAAGACGCGCATGGAAGCCGAGCGCGGCAAAGTCATCGACTGGTACCTCCGCGTGGTGGCGAAGTTTGGCGCCCTGCTCCAACTGTTCGCGGACGAGACCGAGTACGTGGAACTGGTCGGCAGCGACGCGCAGCGGCTCGCGCAGCCGCCGCCCCAAGCGCCACAAGCACCCGGTGTCCCCGGCCAGCCGCCCGCGCCGGGACAACCCCCCGTGCCCGCGCCGAACCCGCAAGCGCCCGTGCTCGTGCCGTGGACCAAGCAGGACATCTTCGGCCGCTACAGCTTCCAGGTGAAGCCGGACTCCCAGCTCCACGTCGACCTGACGCAGCAGCGCGAGCAGTGGCTGAAGTTCTTCAACTTCCTCGCGAACGAGCCGACCTGTAACCGCACCGAACTCACCCGCGAAGGCATGAAGCTCTTTCACTACGACCCGGTGCGCTTCACCCAGCC